GTATCCTGCACTCCTGTGGCCGCGCCTTGGCCCTGTGGGGATTGTGGGCCTTGGACACCCTGTTGAGGTGGAGCTTCTTGTGGATTCTGTGCTTGGAACTCTTTTAGAAGTTCTGCTTGCAGTCTAGCATCAGCCATAGAGTTCACAACTTTATCAGGGTCAAGATCCATAGACTTAGCAATCTCACGGATGATGTAGTCCATCTTAGCAAATGGGGCTAGGGTTGGGTTCTGTGTGATCTGCAAGAATTGCATTAGGCGTTGACTACGAACTTCGTTAGCCATCAAGCTTTCAGTACCTTGTGCTTTAACCTCTAGGTCACCTTTGATCTCTTCGTCAAAGTCGAACTGCATATTGAAGTTAAAGAAAGCTTTACCTAGAGGTGATAGCAAGTAGTCGTCTACGTTCTTAACCACATTACGAATAGAACCGTTAGCAGCAGACATGAGCATAGAAATACCACTTGCAGTCCGACCCACACCCGATACGCCAGTTTGACCATGTGCAAAAGACGGGAAGCCAGTTGATTCATCTGCAAGCACCCTTGCTTTATCAAACAGTTGTAAGTTTTCGTTAGAAACGTTAGGAAACTTAGTTCCAAAGATAGCTTGACCTGGGGCACCACCTTGACGACGGAATACTTTGCCTGGGTATACAGACAGGTCTTGCCCAGGTACTAGGTTAGTCTCATCTACTTCGATGATAAGGTTACCAGAGAGCGCAGCGTTATCAACAGCCATGCGCATGAAACCATTCATCAGTGTCTGAGTATCGTCCATGTTCTCTGCGATGCCAACACCAAAGAATGAGTATGGGTTAACTTCGTATGGTACTGCGTAGTAAGGAATATAAGCAGGTGTAAATGGATTAAGGACTAGACGTAGAACTTGGTTGTTACAGATCCAGACGTTCACGGCTACTTGATCTAAGTCTTCCATCTCCTCAGGGATTTCAACATTCTGGTTTCTCAGAAGCTCAGTATCTAGGAAACCCCAGAACTCTAGGACTTCAAAACGTTCACTCTGTGTCTGAGTGTCATCATCTTCCATGACTTGTTCCCACCACTCTTTAGTGTAGGACTCACCCATTGTGATTGCTATATCAATAGCATTCTCACGGAAGAACGGTCTTCTCTTAAGTGCTCTAATCTGAGAGCGAGACATCTTGTGACGTTCAATAATGTACTCTGCGTCATCCATGTTAGATGCGTCAGGATCTGGATAGAAGTTCCAAATAGAAACAGAAGAACACCGTGGCATAGTCTTAAAGACAGGCTTGTACTCACCTTCCTCTGTCCAGTTAGGGTATTCTTTGTCTACTGCGAATGGGCCTTTCATGATACCTGTGCCAAACAGAGCACACTCAAAGGCTGCTGTACGCAGTTCTTTTCTAGCGTTAGATTCTTCTAGCTGGTCATGGATCTTCTTTTCCATCTTCTTAGCTGCAACCATAGCAGGATGGAAAGTAATCTGAGTAGGTGACTCTGCCTCACCTTCTTTAAGACTATCTTGGAAAGGAGCTAGTTTAGTTTTTAGACCAGCTAGTCTTTCTCTGAAGTCTACAAGTGTTTCCCCAGGTTGAAGAGTGGGGGCTTCTTGTGGTCCAGCTGGAGCAGGAGCCGCTTGCTGCTGACTAGCCATCTTCTTAGACATATCATCTGTTTCAAGATGCACAGCTTCGAAGACACCCTCAGGTAGGATTGTTGGGTCAATACTGATAGGAAACTTATTAGCTCCGAACAGAACCTCTACAATCTGACCGTAAGCTGCTAGAACTTTAGTCTTAGTAACTTTAACGAATACTTTGGACTTCTCTGCCTCAGTGAACTTAACATCTGGGCCATAGATACCACGGTAGTTTCTGTAAGCATTGATCCAACGTTGCTCCTCAGCGTATCTAGCTGTCTCAGCTTTATTGAATCTCTGTTGGACATAACTTACAATAGAGCCTACTTGAGGGTCAGAGAAAGCTCCCTCTTCTACGTCTTCGATAAAAGATACTTCAGCATCTTCCATGTAGACTTCTTCGGCCAAGATATCATCTTCTTCCATAGTTATTCCTTAATATCCAAATGTTGAATCAGCTGCTTGAAAACCAGTCCTTTGGTTAGCTGAGTTAAAATCAAACAGACTACTTCTTGGTCTTGTCATGATACCGTACCGTAAAGCATCGTAGATATGGTCTTCAGCTTTTGTGTCTACGTCCTCAGGGTTTGTTTTGTCTAAGGGTAGGGATGGTAACTGTGCGATAGTGTTGTGGCAGTTACTAAAAAAGACAATACGTGGTTGTTCTGTGAACTCATCAAGCTGTAGTCGTCTATGTAACTCGTTCTTACCAGCTATACGTGAACCTTTAGATCTATCTGCTGGTCTCCATCGACAGCCTTTGACTAACATCTGCTCTGCTAGAGACGGACCTGTGTCACCTCTCTTATGCCAGAGAGAACTGTCGAGAACACCATACCTTATTTTCTCGTCAGCTTCAACCTCTAAAATCATATCAGCTAGATCTGTTGCAAGAACTTTACTTACGTACATCTCTCTGTAGACTATTAGCTGTTCATCTGGTGCTACAGCAAACCACAATACAGCTGAGTAAGATCCGTAACCATAGTCTGCTGCTCTAAACCTAGGCCAACTACTGGGTATGTCGTATGGTTCTACAACATGAACTCTACGGTTAAACTCAGGGAAGGCTGCACCTTCGTTAATATCCCAGTCGCCTTCCAGAAGCTGTCTTCTCTGATGCTCAGGGAGAGACAAAAGGTTGGCTTCGTACATCCCATCGTCAGACAGGTAAGGGTTATCAAACAGAGTTGCAGGGATAAACTTTCTCTTGAAAAGAGGCTCACCTTCTCTGCTGTGTCCTTTAGGCCAAGAGATGACTTCACCGTCTTGATCCGTAGCCCAGAAAGATTTATTAGGTGTCTGTGGGTCGATAAAGGTTTTCTTTACCCAGTAATGTCCTGGTCCACCTGGGTTGCTTGTTGCCCTCATGTACAGAGGAAGACCACTTGCTCTCGTAGAACGTAGACGTGAACGCATGTAGTTCCAAGCGTAGTCTGTGGGCCACTGTGTAAGTTCGTCAAAACCAATCCAGTTAAACGCTTGACCTTGGTATCTCATAACGTCATCGTCACGGTCAAGGTAAGACATCCAGAGTGTTGCACCACTAGGGGCTACCCAAGTTTTGTCTCGTTCCATAAACTTAATACCAGGAATGGCTCTAGGGTAAAGTTGTTTAGAGACTGAGATAAGTTCTCTGAGTTCTTCTGTAGACCTACGAACAAGAAGCATTCTTGCGTGTGGGTTATTCAAGTAGCGAACAGGGTCTGCCACCATCGCATAAGACTTACCACCACCAGCTGCACCACCGTATAGGACTTCTTGTTCGGTAGCCGCTAGGAAAGATGTTTGAGGACCAAGGTTTGGCTGAAAGATAATTTCTCTTTGAGCCTTCTCTACATCAATCTCCGCTGGCTTCACTGTCGCTGGGACTGTCTGACCATCCGTCTCCATAGATTCGCTTGGTAGCTCTACCACCAAGTCTGTCTTTTTCAATCTTCTCCGCTTTCCTTGCCGCTTCTTTATATTTTTTGGCATAGTTGCGGTAGTTGGACGAGGCTCGTCTTCGCTTTTCTTCGATCCTGACACGTTTGTCTAACCCTACATGTGAGATATACCTACCTGACTGTTGAGACAACCAACGAGCTACGTCTCTGAGAGAGTACTCTTGTAGGAATAGCTTTGCTTTTTCTAAAAGTTCTAATTCTTCTGGGATGGGTATGAGCAGATCAGGATCGTCTTCGTCCTGTTTGTAACCGAAAGGTACGTGTCTTCCAACTCGTATGATAGGATACCACTCACCGTTGTCTCCTCTGAGTGGAACCTGCCAGTCTACCTTAGTTGGGTATTCTGCTTTTGAAGCTCGACTAGTCTTGATCTTCGGCATTATCTTTAGATGGTAAAATAAACAGAGGCTCTGCTGACCTTACCTCTACCTTATCTGTTTTAACAAAACCTGCACGATCCAAGATATCCTTAGCAGCCATCATCTTCTCTTTGACACCTAAGTCTGTTGGATCAGCCATAACACTGAACATAGTGTACGCAGCTTTAGTAGAGGACTGAGCAATAAATCTTTTAGTTTGCTCTGCGATCTCGTCTTGGAGGGCTGTTACAACCTCTTTAGTAGACACAGAGTCAGCGTACCCTGCCAGTCTCTTAGCTTGCAGGGGATCGCCTTTTGCTTCATCAAACAGAACCTCTAGGAACTTCTGTTGTTTTTCAGTCAGCTGTCTTGCCATAGATTATTTCTCGTATCTGTGACCGACCAATACCTATGTCGTGCAATTCACGGTCAGTATATTTAGTTAGCATATAGTATGCTGCACGTTTCTGTTGGTTATCTTCGATTGCTTTGTATAGTTTCTTTAACAGTTTTAGCATGTGTGTCTCCTTTGCTGGGTACTATTACCCTCGGAGACTAGTTTTACACATATAGTTATATCATACTATTGTTATTATTGCAACCCCGTTATGCACTACCCTACTGGGATAAAGGTTTCTGTAACAGTACACATGTAGTCTAGCACTGGTGCAGCGTTACCTGTAGCAATACATCTTAGTTCATCGCCAGATTCAAGGACAAGGGTAGCACCTGTAAGTAGAATAGACTCACCAGCAGTTAAGTTCTTACCACCAATAAGGTTAAACTCTTCTGAAGTATCAGCTTTATACCACTTAGCTAATGCAGTGGTGTTACCGTTAGCATTCACACAGAACAGCATAGACACTTCTGAACGACAGTTAGCAGGGCATACATATAGAACCTCTACTTGATCCTCTGTATCACAGATAACACCTTTGCTGATTATACGTGCTGGTTTACCCTGAGATAGTAATGCCATTACTTTTTATCCTTGGAGACGAATGCGTACAGTTCTTCTGCTTTAGCTTTGATCTCATCTGGTGTGTACATCTTAGGGATGTGTCTTTCCCAAGCTTCTAGTGCTTGTTCAGCATTTTCCTTGTACACTTCCATAGCCTTACGTGCTATCTCCATTTGAGAATCATAGGATTTGTCTAGCATATCTTTAGCCATAGCTAGAAGATCTGTACGGATTTGGTATGGGTTACTCATTTGTTTCTCCTGTGTGTGTTAGAGTAATTTACTTTAGGTACTTCTTAAGGCTTAGTTGGTTTTTAACTTTAGCTTCATCACGAGTACGAACCAAAGCGTTTGAGTTGGCACCTACAACCCACTTCATTCCATCACCAGCATCTTGACCAATTTTAGAGGAACTCAAAGCTTTACGACGTGGGTCACTCCAACCTGCCAAAGGATCTGCTTTTGGTGCTGCAGTCTTAGCAGCTGTAGTCTTCTTAGTAGACTGTTCAGGACGTGCCTTAGGACGTAGAGACTTCTCAGGAGCAGCTGTTGGCTTATTAGGTTCTACTTTCTTAACCTTTGGCATCTCACCAGCTTTGTTGTTTGCTTTGACTGGTGGTGTTGGTGCCTTCAAGTCGATCTCTGGTTCTGAAGCCAGTTGAGATGCTAGAGCTATTGTACGTAGTTTAGCTGGGTTTGCTGATTTAGGTTTAGGTGGTACATTAGCACGAACCTTAACCTTATCCTTAGGCATCAGAGGTGGCTTAGTCTTAGCCTTCTGAGTTGGAGATGTACGTGTTGCAGTTGCTGGTACACCAGCCTTCGGCTTAGGAGATGCAACAGAGGTTGTGTCCATCTTTGGCTTAGTTACCGAAGTAGACTGAGGTGCTGCTGGTTTAGCAGGTGTTGTTGTCTTAGGACGTGCTGCTGGTGGCTGAGGACGTGTGTACGTACCTTTAGATGTTTTAGGGTTAGGTACTGTTGGGGCTTTCTTAACCTTAGCATCTTTAGGAAGCTTAGAGGCTGATACTCGCTTACCACCTTGTCTAACTAGGTCATCAAAGACATTCTTAGAGTTAGTGCCTAAGACCTCTTTACCCATTTGGATTAAAAATTTATACATAGTTATTTTCTCGCAGTTCTGTTTGGTTTCGTAGATGCACCACAGTTGACGTAACCGCCTCCACTGTACCCTTGTGCTTTCTTAAAGGCTTTATCAGTTGGAGCGCCTTTGGCCCCTTTACTACGCATAGTCTCACCGCTACCTGCGGCAATACGTTTTCTTTTAGCGTGAATGTTATCCCACAAACCACCCTCAGACATACCTGTGTATCCTGATGCGTAAGCGGCTTGTGCTTGCTTTTCAGCACCTTTACGTGTTGGATAAACCTTACCTGACTTACCCCACTTGTAACCACCTGGAACTTTATTAATAGGCATTAGTCGTCGTCCTCTGACATATCCATGTGGCTTGGGCAGTCCCAACCTTGGCATGCAGCTTCTTGAGAACACATAAACTTGAACTTCATACAAGCACCCATACCAGGTTCTGCTTTCAAAGCTTTCAGTGTACGAGCTTTGTTGTTAAAGTATTCACAGTTAGCACACGTCTTAAGTTTCGCTACGTCTGCAGGTTTATCCCAAGCTTTACCTAGTTCCTCTGCAGTAGCACCATACATCCAGTACTCTTCTGCTCTCTTCTTATTCTTTTCTGAGACCTCTGGAATTTCTCCACCGATCATCAAACCTAGTTCCATCATTATGCATTTTCTCCTAGTTTAAAACAAGCTGGCCTAGCGTAGATGTTCTGCATAAGTAACACAGTAGCATAACCACGTGCATCCTCTAGACATTCTTCTTCGCTGGTGTGCATCACAGAAGTGTTACCTGAAAGTACACAAGAGTTTAGGTCAGAAGGGACAGTACAGAAGAATACAACAGCAAACCACATCA